TTTAGAAATTATTTAAAGCGGGGTTGGATTAGTCCATACAAAGAAAAGAAACAATTATCACATTCACAGATGGCTAGTGAAATGATGAAAAACCCATTATTAACTTTTGGAGATGATGATGAACTATAAAGCTAAAGCACAATATATTCTTGGATATATGGAACTACGCTTCCAACGCAGATGGGGAGATGACCAGAAAGACAAAGAAGCTGAAAGAAATATCTGGGCAATGGAGTTGCAAAAATTTGATGATAATCAATTATCAGACCAAAACATTATGAAAGCGTTTGATAACTACAAGAACTCTGTTGACTATGACCAGAAAAGACCAAGCATAGACCAGTTTATGTCTTACCTAAAGTCTGCTAGTCATGTTGAGCCAAAAAGAGTTGAATACAAACAGATTGATTATGCTGGATTATGGGATAAAGCTGAATCACAAGGTAGAGATGCTTGTATTGCCTATATGAAAAACATTTTTAACAGAAGGCTAGTATCTCCAGCAACTAAGTATCACATTAGAAAATACTGGGAAAAAGAAGGCATGACTTATGGTCAATTTTTAGATAAGGGATTAATATGAAACTGAAATATCACGACATTAAATTTGAGATTAAAAAGCTTGGATTAACACAAGAGCAAGTAGCAGATATGCTTGGAGTAACGACTAACACTCTAAATTATCGCATTAAGCAAGATAAACCAACAATACATTGGGCGATATATGGCATAGCTAATTACTATGGCAAAGAGGACAATTTGGTAATTAAAGAATGAGAAAGTATAAAGAACAATTTACCTTACCATTTCCACCAAGTGTTAATTCTTGTTATAGAGCCATTCCTAGAGGAAAGATATGCACTAATATCATTTCTAAGGAGGGCAGAGATTACAAAGATAGGATTAATATGATTCTTGGCAGTTTAAAGCCTAGAGAATGTAAATTTATCGTAACTATTAAACTCTTTATGCCAGATAAGCGTAAAAGAGATATTGACAACTACTTGAAGATTCTATTAGACTCGCTAACTGGTAAAGTCTGGGTTGATGATTGCCAGATAGATTGCATTGTTATTTCCAGAGAGGAGGTTATAAAAGGTGGGCGAGTTACATTAGATGTCAGAGAAATATGAGAATATTCAGGGCGTAATTAATGCAAAAGTTATTAGACTTTATTTTGATGACAACACAAAACTATTAAATTATGTTAAAACTTTAAGCGATAAACAAAAGGAGAGAGCTAGACAGCATTTAAAAACTGTTTTAGCGATAAAAAGTAAAAATGAAAACAGAATTTATTAAACTTAGCCAGATAAAAAGAAACCCAAATAATCCAAGAATATTAAAAGATGACAAGTTTAAAAAGCTTGTTAAATCTATTAAAGATTTTCCACAAATGCTTGATATTAGACCAATCGTAGTTAATGACGATATGATTGTGCTTGGCGGTAATATGCGATTAAAAGCGTGTAAAGAAGCTGGATTAAAAGAAGTGCCAGTTATTAAAGTTAAAGATTTAACAGAGGAACAACAGAGAGAATTTATTGTTAAAGATAATGTTGGCTTTGGAGAATGGGACTGGGAACTATTAGCTAATGAATGGGATTATGAGCAGTTAGAAGATTGGGGCTTAGATTTAGAATTTGATAAGATTGAGGAAGATAGCGAAGGTCTAACTGATGAAGATGATGTTCCAGAGTTAGCAGAAGAACCAGTATCTAAAGTTGGCGATATTTGGCTACTTGATGAGCATAGAGTTATGTGCGGTGATAGCACAAGTTTTGAATCGGTAGAAGTATTAATGGCTGGTGAAAAGGCAGATATGGTGTTTACTGACCCGCCTTATGGAATGTTTCTTGATGCTGACTATTCTAGTATGAAAAACAACCTAGACTTTGCGAAAGACAAGGGATTTACTGGTGGCAAAAAATACGATAATGTTATTGGCGACCACGAAGATTTTAATCCAGAATTCATAAATAACATTTTTAAATGTTTTGATTATTGCAATGAAGTATTCTTGTGGGGTGCTGATTATTATTCTGAATATCTTGTGAACAAAAATGATGGCAGTTGGATTGTCTGGGATAAACGAGCAAATAATAATGATGATGTTAAAGCAGATGAGTCAAGCGATAAAATGTATGGTTCGTGCTTTGAGTTGTGCTGGTCAAGAAACAGACACAAGCGAGATATTGCCAGAGTGAAATGGGCGGGTGTATTTGGAACAGAACAAGAATTCGACAGAAAAAGACACCACCCAACACAGAAACCCGCGTTACTTGCTGAATGGTTTTTTGATAGATGGGGTTCTGATAATGATTTAGTTGTTGATATTTATCTTGGCTCTGGCTCAACACTTATCGCTTCAGAGAAAAAGAATCGCAAATGCTATGGAATGGAACTAGACCCAAAGTATGTAGATGTAATTATTAAAAGATGGCAAGACTTTACTGGTAAAGATGCTATATTAGAGAGCAATAATAAAAGTTTTAATGAAATAACGAAATATGACACATAAAAAGAAACAAGCAATGTTAGTAGCATTAGAACAATCTCTAGGGGTTGTAACTCCAGCTTGTAAGTCTGTAGATATTGCTAGAGAAACACATTATCGTTGGCTAAAAGAAGATGAAGAATATGCAGAAGCTGTTAAGCAATTAGATGATGTTGCTATTGATTTTGCTGAAAGCCAATTACATAAACAAATTAAATCAGGTCAGACTGCTTCAACTATCTTTTATTTAAAAACAAAAGGTAAAAAGCGTGGCTATATTGAAAAACAAGAAGTTGAAAGCAATATAGTTACTGGCATTAAACTTATAGATGATTAAATCCTTTAAAATGGATGAGGTTGCAAGTTCTGGTAATGACGAGTATTACACACCAGAGTATGCAATCTCACCACTTATTAAATACCTTAAAGATAAAGAATTTAAAACAATATGGTGTCCGTTTGATACTGAACGCAGTCATTATGTCAAAATGCTGACAGCAGAAGGATTTGAAGTGATTAACACACATTTAGACAATGGTGATGATTTCTTCTTTATGATTCCACCAGAATGTGATTGTATTGTTAGTAACCCACCTTACAGTATTAAAACAGAAATTATAGAACGCCTCTACAACATTGGTAAACCATTTGCTATGTTAATAGGTGTTGTTGGTTTGTTTGAAAGTCAAAAGAGATTTGGTATGTTTAGTCGATTTCCAGTAGAAGTAATGTATTTTGATAAGCGTATTGCATACTTTAAGTCTTATGAAGACCAGAAACCATCTTTTAATCCACCATTCAGTAGTGTGTATCTTTGTTCAGAAGTATTGCCAAAACAAATGGTGTTTGAAACAATACATAAATGATTAAAGAAGTTGGTGTATTAAAACATCAAAAAGAATTTATAAAATCTGATTCTCCCTCTACTGGTCTTGTTGCTGGTTTTGGTGCTGGTAAATCCTATGCTGGTGTTCTCAAGACAATCATTAAGAAAATGCAATATCCTAGTGTTAAGGTTGCATATTACTTGCCGACCTATGGTCATATTAGAGATATAGCCTTTGATAAGTTTCCGCAGTTATGTGATGAGCTAGGATTGTTTTATCGATTAAACAAAACAGATAAAGAATTAACTATCCAAGACTATGGCACGATTATCTTTAGGAATATGTCAGAGCCAGAATACATAATCGGATACGAGGTTGCTTATAGTTTAATAGATGAGTGCGATATATTGCCAAAAAGCAAGATGGATAAAGCATTCAAACAGATACTTGCTAGAAACAGAAGTCCATTACCAGATGGAAAGCCTAATCAAGTAGATACTGTTGGAACTCCAGAAGGTTTTAAATGGTTCTATTCCAGATTTGTTGAACACGCTAATCCAAGTTATAAGTTAATTAAAGCTAAGACTATGGATAACCCATATCTTCCAGAAGGCTATATTGAAACGCTAAAAGAAGATTATGATGAGAAGCTATTAGAACAATATCTCATGGGAGAGTTTGTCAATGTTAATGGTTCTCAAGTCTATCACCAGTTTGACAGAGAGCTTCATGTTATTGCTGATATGCCAGTTAATAAAAACTATCCATTAATGATTAGCTGGGACTTCAACATTAACCCATATAACGCTGTATTTTTAATTCAAGAAATAGGGGGAATTGTTTATGTTATTGATAACGCTATTAAGAAAAACTCGCCAGTTGTTGATTCGATTGAATATCTCAAACAAAAATTTGGGTATCTGGGCGACTATCTATACCAAGCTACAATATATGGAGATGCGTCTGGTAAATCGAGGTCGCAAGGGACAGCACAAACGAACTACGACATAATTAGAAACGCTGGATGGTCTAAGTTTAAAATTAAAACTGCAAATCCAAGAGTGCAAGATAGAATAAATGTTTTTAATTCTATGTTGAAAAATGGTAATGGTTCTGTTAGTATTGCGATATGTTCCCGCAATGTAGAATTAATAAACGACTTGGAACAGATGTCATATAATGATAAGGGCGAAGTAGATAAGTCAAACCAAGACTTGAGCCATGCTAGTGATAGTGTGGGTTATTACTTAGAAACAGAACATAGACTAATTAAGCAAAAAGAACTACGAGCTAACTACGCATTATGATTATTAATCACTACACTAAGAACGATATTAGAAGTATCGACCCAACTACCAAAAATAGATTAGAGAAGTTTAAGCTTCGCTATGACATGTATAACGATAACTACAGAGAGCAAGTCATTCACAAACTTGGTCAGTTATACAGAGCTTTTGCTCAACTCAAATTAGATGTTCAGATTAACGATAACTACAATATCTACAAACAGGTTGTTAATGCTATCTCTAATGTTTATTCATTTGGTGTTGATAGACAATTCGATAACGAAGCTATAGCTGAACTATACCAAGATTTAAGAATCAACAAAACAATGGCTCAAGCCAATCGTTACATGAACGCATTTAATGATTTGCTAATCCAAGTTAGCTGGGACGATAAGAAAGAAATGCCTAAGATAATGCTTAGACTCCCACACAATACAGAGGTTGAATATTCTCAGGGGGAAGTCAAATCTGTTCAATACTTTGTTGAAATGGTTGATAAGAAAAGAGAGCGTTGGGCTTATTGGTCTGATGAAGAACATTACTATATCGACAAAGAGGGCGGAGAAGATAAGATTGTTCCAGTAGAAGATAACGAAGAAATGGTCAATCCATTTGGAACGCTACCATTCGTATTCTTGCACAACGGCTGGAGAGATGAAACATTCTGGGATATGTTTACTGGTGATGATTTAACTGGTGGCACAATCGATATGGCTGTCCATTTAACATTTTTAAATCACATCATTAAGACTCAATCATTCAAGCAATTAGTTGGTAAAGGCGACAATGTGGGCGAGTTACTTGGTCAAGTATTAGACCCATTATCAATCCTAACATTAACTGGACAAAACACAGAAATAGATGTCCTAGACCTGCAATCAAACTACGACCAATTACATAAAGTCGCACAAGACCTAGCAAACAACATTGCTGTTAATTATGGCATTAGTCCTAGCCAATTCAGAATGACTGGCTCAGTATCATCTGGCTTTGCTTTGCAGATGGAGAACTTAAAACTAGATAGATTCACAGTAGAGCAACAATCAGACTTTAGAATATACGAGCAAGAACTATTTGAACTAATCAAAACAGTATCAGAAGTCTATGGTCAATCACTTGGTGATGGAGATATGTTTGTTGATTTTGTTGAACCTAACTATCCAGCATCAGAGCAAGAGCAATTAGCTATCGACCAAACTAAGATTGATATGGGATTAACTAAGACTGCTGATATTCTTATTAGAGAAAATCCAGATTTAACTGAGGAAGATGCTAGAGTTAAAGTAGATGAGAATATAAACGCTAGAAACGATTTACTAAACAAAGTTAGAACTGGCGGAACAATTCAAGATACTATGACTGCTCTTGGATTAAATGCCAACTCTTGATTCAATCTACAATCAAACGCAATCTGAAATAGACAGATTCATTGCTAAGTTTGACAAAGATGTTCAACAAGTATTTGAGCGTGTCAGAAGAATAGCAATAGCACAACTATCTCAAATCAATGCAGAGAATGTTCTGCAATATGAATTTGTTTGGAGAGAATCATTAAGACAAGCTGGATATTACACGCTAGTCAATGACCTAATAGATACCCAATTCGATAAGATATATTCTGGCGTATTAGATGCTTTTGAAACTGGTGGTCTAGCAACCGCATTTACTACTGATGATGCAACCAAGATTCAATTATTAAAAGATTTGCGTAGAGATTTCTTTGTTCGTCTTGGTGATGATGTTGGATTAGCAGTTAAGAGAGAGTTATATCGATATGTTATTGCTGATGCTTCACTAGAATCAATAACCGCTGGTATTGAACAACAATTATTATCATCTGACCTTGCTAGATACTCACAAACCTATGCAAGAACAGCTATTAAGGAATTTCAGCAAGAAGTCATAGACTTAAGAGCCTCAGACATTGAAGATGGTGTCTGGGTTTATGTTGGAGTTAATGATGGTCGCACTAGAAGGTTCTGCCGTAATGTTTTAAAACAAAACAAATGTCTTAGCGATAAAGAAAAGTCCAGATTAGAGAATGACCCAGATAGAGAATATAATTGCAGACATAGATTCTATAAGATGAGTAAAGAAGAAGCTATGAAAGCTGGATATAAGTGCAATGCCAAGTAGAATTAGAAAAAAGCCAAACTTTAATAAATATATAGCCAGAGTAAAGAAGGCTGATAGCACTTTATACTCAATCATTGAATTTATTATTGTTGGTATTATTAATAGAACACAATCTGGCAGAGATAAAAACAATAAACAATTTAGAAGTTACTCTAGTGCCTATGGCAAAACTGGAACAGTCAATCTAACTGAAACTGGTTCAATGCTTCAATCTATAAACAGAAAAAAGATTACAAATGGAGTGCGTTTATACTTTCCTAACTTTACAGAAGCTAGAAAAGCGTATCATAACCATAAAACATTTAAACGACCTTTTTTTGGGGTTGATAAGAAACAAAGAGAAC